TAGGACTTATGATGACGGTGGTATTGATGAGATCATCTCAACACGTCGTTTGGTAAACATTGTTAATTCGTATATGGTATTCAGAGACAAGATGAAAGCGATCGAATTTTCGATCAATCGTTTCGATGAAGATACTAAAAATGGTTTTATGGATCTATGGAGCAAAGTGGACCCTGCAGCAACCCCCGAAACAGATGAAGAACCTGCCGAAGAAGCAAAAGAAGAATAAAAACAAAATAGTCCTTGACATTTTAAACGTTATCTTCTATAATATACAATATAAATAGATGATAACGTTTTCTGTTTATTTAATATGAAAGGAGTGAATGCAGATCGAAGTACCAATAGCTGAGTTAAGAAAGAAACGTATATTTGTTGCTACACCAATGTATGGTGGAATGTGTAGTGGAATGTATACTAAAGCTTGTTGCGACCTAGCAACTACAGCCACCAAATATCAAATCGATTTAAAATTCTTTTATCTATTCAATGAATCTTTAATTACAAGAGCACGAAATTATTGTGTTGATGAGTTCTTGAGATCTGAATATACACATCTCATGTTCATTGATGCAGATATTTGTTTCGATCCGAATTACGTTCTTACATTAGCAGCACTATGTGATAGTACGAAACCAATCGTTGGTGGAATATATCCTAAGAAGTGTATTGCTTGGGAGAAGGTTCGTAATGCTGTTGATAAAGGATTAGCTGATGATGATCCGACGATGCTTGAAAGGTTTACAGGCGATTTTGTTTTCAATCCAGTAGGAGGTCAACAAACTATTTCATTATCAGAACCAGTAGAAGCTTTGGAAATTGGAACTGGATTTATGATGCTTCAACGTGAAGTGTTAGATAAGTTCGCAAAAGAATATCCTAAGTTTCGATATAAACCAGATCATAACCGTTCAGAACACTTTGACGGTTCCAGATACATTCATGCATTCTTTGATACTATTATTGATAATGATCAATGGATGGGTGAAGGTAAATCGGAAAATTCCGATCGTTATCTATCAGAAGATTATATGTTCTGTCAATTAGCACATAAGATAGATATCAAAACTTTTCTATGTCCTTGGATGAAATTATCACATGTTGGAACATATGTATTCTCCGGTAACTTACCAGATATGGGTGCATTGGAATATGCAGCGCATGGATATGATACTGAGAGTAGACCTTTCTTAGAAGACAGAAAAAAGAAAAAGTCTTCAGAAGGCATGAATAGAAAAGAACGTAGAAAACTCGCTGCGGCAAAACGCAAAGAGGATAAGAAGTCAGGGAAACCTGATTATTCAAAAAGTCCTAACCATTTATAGGAAAACATGATTATACATAATGAGACTGTTGAATATTTAAAAAACTTTGCTGAGATTAATCAAAGCCTGGTTATCGAAAAAGGTAAAGTCATTAAGACAGTTAGTGAACAGACAAATGTAATGGCAAAAGCAGAACTCGGACAAGAGTTCCCACAAGACTTTGCGATCTATGATCTCAATAAGTTTCTGGGTGTTCTTTCTTTATTCGTTGAGCCACGATTTGAATTTAGTGAAAAATCTGTAAAAGTTCAATCAAGTGTTGATGCAAATAATTATACAGCTGGAGATCAGATAGCCGAATATCAATTTGCCAACATGTCTTTGTTTGAAAACGAAAAAAAGATTCTTGCAAAAGATATTGAGTTGCCAGAACCGGAAGCTTCATTTAAACTTGAAGAGAAGTATTTCGTTTCTATTATGAGAGCAGCTTCAGTTATGAGTCTACCAGAAATTGCTGTTATAGCAAAAGATGGAAAGATTAAATTGCAAGCAATTGATTCCAAAACATCCGTCGATAGTTATGCAGTTGACTTGGGTAATTCTGATTCTAATTTTAAAATGATTTTCAAACTTGAAAATCTTAAATTAATGAAAGGGACTTATGATGTGAGAATATCAAATAAGGGTCTCGGACATTTTAAGAACACAGAGAAAAAACTTGAGTATTGGATTGCAACTGAACAGACAATATAAGGATTATGACAGATAATATATTATGGGTTGAGGCGTATAGACCTCAAAAGGTAGCAGACTGTATTCTTTCTGATCATCTAAAGAATCCATTCCAATCATTTGTAGAAAAAGGAAATATTCCTAATCTATTATTGACTGGAGGACCTGGTGTTGGTAAAACAACAATTGCGAAAGCAATGTGTAAGGAGATTGGATCTGATTATCTTGTTGTGAATGGTTCTCAAGAATCTGGTATTGATTTATTGAGAGTCAAACTAGAAAATTATTGTAGTAGTGTTTCATTACTGGGTGGTAGAAAAGTTGTTATAATTGATGAGGCAGATTATTTAAACCCACAATCTACACAACCAGCTTTAAGAGGATTTATTGAACAGTTCTCTGAAAACTGTAGTTTTATTTTTACTTGTAATTATTTACATAGGATTATTGAACCAATTCATTCCAGATGTTCTGTAATTGAATTTAAGATAGATAAAAAGGATGCGCCTGTGATTGCTCAATCTATGTTAGATAGAGCAAAGCAAATCCTTGACGAGAATAATGTTAATTATAATGAAAAGGTTCTCGTTGAATTAATAATGAGATATTATCCAGATTTTAGAAGGACATTAAATGAATTACAACGTTATAGTGCTACAGGTGATATTGATAGTGGGGTTCTCGGTCAATTGGGCGATGCTAACTTTCTCGCTCTTATTAATGCATTAAAAGAAAAGAACTTTACAAAGGTTCGTAAATGGGTAAATGATTCAAGTCATACAGATCCAAGAAACATATATAGACAATTATATGATAACTTACATGAACATTTAACACCTAACACATTACCACCAATTATTTTATTATTGGCTGATTATCAATATAAATCTGCATTCGCAGCAGATCAACAAATCAATCTAACCGCATGCTTGATCGAAGTAATGGTTGAAGGGCAATGGCAATGAATCCATTCGATTTTGTAAAAGATATAAACTATAAGAAAAAAGATTTGTTACAAGATGATCCCGATGGTCATATAGAACGGGATTATAAACCCTTTTTAATTAATAGAACATTAAGTTTTACCTCTGATACGGCGCTTCATGCTAACGAAATGAACGTAAGACCGTTTCTAGATAACAAGCTTCAATACCACTATTTGCTAAATATCATTAGACCCAAGAACAGATTTGGTCGATGGTTAAAAGCCGAGAAGTACGAAGCCATAGATCTTATCGTTGAATATTATGGTTACTCCTTGCAAAAAGCTAGGGAAGTCGTTGATATATTCACGGATGAGGACTTACGTACTCTCAAGCAAAAATTATTTACAGGTGGATTGAAGGAGTTAAATGAGTATAGAGGTCGAAGCGCTCGTTGAAATCAAGCTGAAACAACCTGATGATTTTTTAAAAGTAAAAGAGACTTTAACAAGAATTGGTGTGGCATCCAAGAAAGATAAGACTCTATATCAGAGTTGTCACATTCTTCATAAACAAAGTCGGTATTACATAGTACATTTTAAAGAGTTGTTCATGCTAGATGGGAAACCATCTAATTTTTCAGATAATGATGCAGCACGGCGTAATACAATAGTTAATCTATTAGCAGAATGGGATTTAGTACAAATTGTGGATAACGATAAAGTTAATGACAATATTGTTCCCATTAATCAACTAAAGATTATATCGTTCAAAGAAAAGGACGAATGGAATTTAGTGGCAAAATATAATATTGGAAATAAGAAAAGTGACGACACTAAAATTGAAAGTACATAAATTATTTGATGATGTTCAAATTCCCCAATTTTCCACAAAAGGTTCAGCATGCTTTGATATACATGCATACTATAGACCTGAAGCTGGATATAAGGTTTGGAATGAAGATAAAAAAACATTTATAGAAAGAAAAGATTCTTCTATAACAATTCATCCATTTCAAAGGGCATTGATTCCAACAGGATTGATTTTAGATATCCCAAATGGATATTCAGTAAGAATACACCCTAGATCTGGAACAGCAATTAAACAGGGCATGAGCTTAATTAATTGCGAAGGCGTAATCGATTATGATTACGTAGAACCATTGTTTATTGCTTGTGTGAACCTTTCAGAAGTTCAAACAATCATTATAAATAATGGCGACAGAGTCGCTCAGGGCGAACTTGTCGAAATGACTCATTACGAAATTGAGGAGTCGTCTACTAAGCCTACTCAAAAGACTGACCGCGACGGTGGTTTTGGAAGTACTGGCAAATGAGTAGATTTAAAGTTTTAGGGCACAGTTACGACTTAGAAATATACGAAGAAGTTTTAACTGATCCTGAAAAAGGTACTATTGAATTCGACGAGGTCGGAGTGTATAGTGCCAAATCCATACTAGAGTTAGTATGGATTGTTCTTAAACATCGGTTTGAACATCTGCTCGCTGGTGAGGGATGGAGAGACTGATAATCTTGCTTTTATAAGGAGATAATATGTTATATACAAACGCCGCATCACTGTTTACAAATCCCAAACATTTACAACACTTGACTCAGTCCGCAATTGGATTAGATAATCTGTTTGAAAGAGTGTTTGGAGAATTGTCTAATTTTAATCAAAATCAAACTTCAAGTTACCCACCTTATAACTTGAAAAAAGATGGAGATGATTATATAATAGAGTTAGCAGTTGCAGGACTCAATGAAGAAGACATTACAGTGAATGTTGAAAACGGTGTATTAACCGTCGAATCAACAACAGATAAATCAGATGAAGATTTTCTTTATCAAGGGATTGCAAAGCGTTCTTTTAAACGTTGTTGGACTCTCTCTGATGATATAATTGTTAAAGAAGCAGCATTAGACGCTGGGATGTTAACAATTACAATGGAGAAGATTATTCCTGAGGAAAAGAAGGCAAAGCAGATTAAGATTGTAACAAATCAAAAGAAGCTTTCCTAATTTCGACGGGGTCGTTGAAGATAAATACTTTCTAACCAGCGACCCCATAATAGGAGTGAAAAGTGAATGAAGCTGAAGATATTAGGGTAGCACCGAACTTTACCCTACCTGAATTACTAAAAAGTTCAACAGCAGATAGAATGGGCTTAGATAATACACCTGCCACAGATCAAGTTTTAGTTAATCTTACCAATGTAGCAAATCATATTTTACAACCAGTTCGAGAAAAATTTGGACCAGTTCGTGTAAATAGTGGTTACAGAGGACCTGCTTTAAATAAGGCAGTTGGAGGATCTAAGACAAGTCAACATTGCCATGGAGAAGCAGCAGACTTTGAATGTTCAAGAGTTGGTAACGATGAGTTGGCAGAATGGGTCAGAGACAATTTAGAATTTGATCAGTTAATCTTAGAGTTCTATCAACAAGGAAAACCATCAAGTGGATGGGTTCATTGTAGTTTTAAAACAAATGGTAAAAATCGTGGAAAGATTACGACTGCTTTGAGAGTTAATGGTAAAACTCAATATAAAGAAGGACTAATCAAATGAGAGGGAGAATGGAAGATGAAACTTCTTATTTTAATTTACCTACAGTTCCTTTATACAATAGGAGCATTTACAGGTAGGTGTTGGATAGACCAACAGATATTATGGTGTTATAAAACACTAGAATCAAAGGGACATAAAGTAGAACATTATTATAGCATTCCTGAAAAACAAAATAAATGAAATTTTACACTAATGTTCATCAAATTGGTGATCATATATTAGTAAGAGGATATGAGAATGGTCAGAAGTTCGATGACCGTGTTGAATATCGGCCTACCATTTTTATACCTTCTAGAGAGAAGTCAAGTCATACAACTATTGAGGGGAAATATCTATCCCCTGTTAAACCTGGAACAATAAAAGAAACAAGAGATTTTATTCGTAGATATGAAGGTGTTGATAACTTTCAAATTTATGGAATGAATACTTATAGGTATAGTTGGATCTATGATAACTTTCCAAAAGACAAAGGTATAGAATATGATTTTGGTTTATTGTCAATCGCGTCTATTGATATTGAGGTTGGTTCAGAACATGGCTTTCCTGATCCTATATCTGCAATTGAAGAAATACAAGCAATCACCGTTGGTAATAATGGGAAGTATTATGTTTTCGGTTGTGGGGATTATAAAGCCCATGAAGATAACATAGAATATTTTCAATGTTCTGATGAGAATCATTTACTTCAAGAGTTTCTTGGCTTCTGGGAAAAGCTAGCTCCAGATATTATTACAGGTTGGAATATTCAAGGCTTTGATATTCCTTATTTGTATAATCGCATAGTCAGGTTATATGAAGTTAAAGAAGCCCGCAGGCTATCTCCGTGGAGGTTAATACATGAGCGAGTTACTCAGTTTCGTGGAAAAGATGTTACTTTTCATGATATTATTGGCATTTCTGTTATTGACTATATTGACGTTTACAGACGTAATAGTCCCCCTGCTGAATCTTATCGGCTCGATTACATCGCATCAATAGAACTAGGAGAAAGAAAATTATCATTTGAAGAGTATGGTAATCTCTATACATTATATAAAGAAAACTTCCAACTGTTCATTGAATATAATATTAAAGACGTACAATTAGTTGAGCGATTAGAAGAAAAGAAAAAGTTAATCGAAATGGTAGTCGCTCTTGCATATGAAGCAAAAGTAAATTATCAAGATACATTTGGAATGGTTATGATGTGGGAAGTGATTCTCGCAAACGATTTAATGAATAGAAATATTGTTGTCCCACCAAAGAAAGATAATACAAAGAATAAAGCTTATGTAGGTGCGTATGTAAAGGAAGTACAAACAGGTATGCATAATTGGGTTGTTAGCTTCGATTTAAACAGCCTATATCCTCATTTAATTATGCAATACAATGTTAGTCCTGAAACTATTTTAACAGGTATTACACAGCAATGTGGCATTGATAACCTATTAAATAAGAAGATCGATTTAGATAAGTTCTATGAAAAAGATATTACTATTGCAGCAAGTGGTCAAGCATTCAGAAAAGACACACAAGGATTCTTGCCTAGATTAATGCAAGAGAAGTATAATAATCGTGTCATCTTTAAAAAGAAGATGATTGAAGCAAAGAAGAAGTTAGAAAAAGAAACAGATCCAAAGAAGATTGATAAACTGCAGAAGGAAGCAGATTCGTTTGGTAATAAGCAGACCGCCATGAAGTTAATGCTTAATAGTGTTTATGGCGCTTTCGGTAATCCATATTTTAGATTTTATGATTTAAGAATTTCTGAGGCAATTACATTAGGAGGGCAGCTCAGTATCAGATGGGCGGAAACCACTGTCAATAATTATCTCAATCAAATATTGGAAACAAAGGAGGTTGATTATGTATTGGCATCGGATACTGACTCC